TTGCAGTAGTAGCACGTGCATAAGAACTAGCAGCTTTCTTACACTCAAACTCTTTAACTAAGTAAGATACTTCTTTCTTCGCACTATTCTTGAATGCATAGAAGTCATTATCAACTTCCTCAAAGATTGCCTTAAGTTCTACATCCTCAAACTCACCAGTTCTATTGTTATATCGAGTAACAGTTTTCCTTAGTGATAGAACTTCATCATTGTATTTCTTCTCATCTTCTGCAAAAGATTTATTAAGATTATTATGTATAAATTCATTATCAATAACAATTTTTTTTAAGTCTAACTTAGGTAATTCAAAATAAACATTTTCACGATCACTGTGAATATTAGTAAGATCTTTAATAGCATCTTCTAAAGCATCAGCAGTTTCAACTTGTGGTTCATTTTGAAATCCACCTTGAGACTGAGGTTGAGGTTGAGATTGTCCCTCACTATCTTCTATGTTTTGAGACTTAGTTTGATAATCTCCTTCTCCTTCCTCATTTTCTTCATTACCACTATCATTAGGTGTATTTCCACTACCTTCAATATCCATTCCAGAATCTGTATCAATTTCCTCTTTTTGCTTATTCTCAAGTTCTTCCTTACAGAAATCATATAAAGCTTGTGCTGCAGATAAGGTTTCATCAAACGTTTCTGCATCTTCAATTAAACGCACAATCGGAGTTTCATTAGTTGAAAAAGATATATCATTCCAAGCACCAACCTTGAAATATAGATTAACCCTATCAGCAAGATTAAAATCAGTAAGATCTTTACCATCTACATCAAAGAAATCTTGATCATTGAGTTCATTATATCCTGTATAGAAACATTTAGAAAGTCCTGCATATCTTCTTTTCATTAACTTCTCAATTCTTACATCCTCCACAATATTCACAAATGATGGTGGTATTTGTATTTCTTCGTACCAATTTCTATCAGGTGTATAAAGAGCATGTCCCACCTCATGTGCCACCAATGCATCATATACATTATTGCTTGCTCTATCCCATTTAGGAAGAGTTAGAACACGAGTATGAACATTAAACTCAGCAGTGTCAACAACTTTATGTTCTACTATAAGATCTTCTGTTGCAAGAAGTTTAGCAAGTTGAGATTTGATTTCGTGTTTTACTGGCATGTGTTTTCTTAATTATGAACCTATTATACGACGAAACCCTACCGTTGGCAGGGTTTAGTAGACGCTTTATCAACTGTCTACGTCTTTCTCTGGAGGCACGTAGTGCCTGTGGTTTAAGTTTTCGTTTGGCTTCCTTCTTAGAGTGGTGTTGCCAGTTTGGAGTGTTCATGACACTATACGGGAGAATCCTTTTATTTTATCAAATTTTAGAACATTGTCAAATTTATCATGTAAATCAGACTTATGAGAGATCACAAAAATATTAGCATCCTTAATGACAAATTTAATAATTTTAAGAAACTCATCAGTTCCAAAACCATCAAGGGAACTATCAAATACCTCATCCATGATAAGAAGATTTGTATTTACAGAGTTCTTTACTCTGGCAACTTCTCTCCATGTGAAGAGTAATGCTAAGTCAATTCTCATCTTTTCACCTTCACTGAATGATGAATATGAGAAATCCTCATGAATCGGTGATTTAACCGTTTCATTGAACTCTTCATCCAATGTAAAGTTAATATAAAAATCCATCAACTGTAAGTATCTATTAACCTGTTGATTTATAAAAGGTAGATACTTCTTGATTATCTTTGTCTTTACTCCATCATCTCTCAATAGAGAATATGCAAAATCATAATGAGTGATTTCATCTCTTCTTGAGGATAGATCTTCTATTGTTTGTTGGAAATTTTCTTTAAACTCTGTTAATTTCTCATGCTCAGTATTTCTGTTTTTAAACTGTTTGGTAATTCTTTGAACTTCTTCTTCAAGATCTCTGATTTGTCTCTGGCTGAAACTGATACGAGTATTGTTTTGAGAAATGTCATGGTTGAGTTTAGTGATCTCCTGTGATAATTGGGTGAAGTGACGTTCTCGGTCTTGCTCTTTTTTGATAGTCTCTTCAAGGTCTTTATAACCCTTCTTGAGTTCCTTAGCTTTAGTTTGAACGTCACTAATTCTATTTAAACGAAACTCTTCTTCTATTGGTTGAGTGCATGTAGGGCATGTTACATTATCACTAAAGAACTTATGTTCCTTAGTAATGGTTGTTACTTTTTGGGTAATTTTACCCTTAAGATTGTTTAGTTTCTTTAACTTTTCAGATGCACCAGTAAGTTTTTTTTGCTTTTCTGTAAGACCATATACATTATCTTCTAATCCCTCAGTTTGCATTATAAGAACACATATCTCATCACTTAACTTATCTCTTTTCTTTTGATTTTCTGCAATATTAGTCTTTCCTTGCTCCTCTAACTCTTTGATAAAATTTTTCTGCATGGACATCTTATCTTTAAGATTATCTTTCTTAAGATCAAGAGATCTTACTTGTTCTTTTTGTGAACGAATCTTTTCTTTAATAAGATTATTCATTGCAGAAAAAATACGAATATCTAAAAGATCTTCAATAACATCTCTACGATTAGCACCTGTTAATTGCATAAAAGGAACAAATGTACTACTACCTAAAATTACAATTTGTGTAAACGATTTATAATTTACTTTTAATATAGTTTCTTCTAATATTTTTTGGTTAGTTCTATCATCAGCCTGTTTATGTAGTGGATTACCATTCACTTCAATATCAAATATGTTTGGTTTAATCCCACGTCTAACCAAATAATCTCTATTATTAACATTAAATTCTATTTCAACAGCACAATCTTTTTCATTAGCAGTATTAACTAACTGACTCTTATTAATTTTACGAAATGGTTTATTAAACAAAGCAAAAGTAAGAGCATCCAACATGGTGGACTTTCCAGAACCATTTGTACCAATAATCAAATTAGTATTATGTTGTTGAAAATCTACTTCAGTCCAGTTATTACCAGTACTTAGGAAATTTTTCCACTTAATTTTTTGAAAGGTTATCATTTTTTAGTTTTAGGAGGAATTACAATGTCATCAGGAGTAATAACTGCATACTTATAACTATGCATTTTACAAGTTTTTAATGCAAGTTCATCATCAACTTCCATTACAATCATTTCTTTATCTTCTTGATCTTCTAACATCATAGCATATCTTATAGCATCGTCTTCTTCTTCAAAGAGAAATAACACTTTATGTCCATGTTGGTCTTGAACAGCATAAGCACCTTCATCTTTTCCTTCTTTAAGAGTCAAAAGCCACATTATTCAACCTCACAAGCTTCTCTATAAAGATTTTGAAAGATATCTTTAATAAAAGTCTTATTAAATTGAAATTCAGACTCATCAATATATCGATTTAATATTGATAATGTATTTTCATCTTCATCTATTTCAAAATTTTGATTTTCTTGTATCTCAAAATTTTCAACAACCTTTAAATCCTGAACACCTGCAGAATATAATTTATCGATAAATTTTTCAAACTCTTTAGATTTAGATTTTTTACGAACAATTATCTTTACAATTTTATTCTTATATTCAGTAGCATTAAATAATTTATGATTCGTATCTTCATAATAGATATTGTAAAATAATTTATATGGATTATTAATTGGAGTGTGAGTAAGAGTTTCAGTATCAAAAATATGAAATCCTCTTTTATCATTTACATCATTCCAAAACATCTCATATGGATTACCCAAATAAAATATCTTTCCATCATTAGAACGAGTATGAAAATGTCCTGAATAAACCTTGTCAAATTTATTAAATATTCCTACATCCATTCCAGTTTCCATCATATGTCCACGAGTAGCCTTGAAACCATTTACTTCAAGATGACCCATGGCAACCTTTGCTTTGGTTTTATCTATTAACTGTTTTGTCTCATCAAAGTTCTCAGAATTAATCCAAGGTAAAAACAAAATCTTTAATTTATCTAAAGAAATTTCTGTTGGTTTGGAATATGTCTTAATATTTGCATAATCTTTTAATAAAAGTTCTGGGGAATTTACATTATTGGTATTCTTATAGTAACAATCATGATTTCCAATAAGAGCATGAACTTTATATTTTTTAAGAGGTTCAAATACAACTTGTTTTGACCACTCAAGACTTTGCAAGTCTATTGCTTTACGACTGTCAAATATATCTCCCATATGAATGACAGTGCTCACTTTATGCTCTTCTAAGGACGGAAAAAAGACATCACGATAAAACATCTCAAAATAATCATGGAGATGTTTAGAACCTTTTCTGGCTCCATAATGAGTATCAGTTATAATAGCAACCTTCATCTGTTATTATTACGATACTGAATATTATCTTTAATTGTATTATACTCAGCATTACTTCCAGCCAATGCTGTATCATCAACCATCATAACTTCATCAAATCCACTCTTTTCAATAATTTTTGTTTTAATATCTAATTGTTTTTTCTCTTTTTGAATTCTTCTGAGAAACGCATAATGTATAATCTGCGTAAAGTAAGCAAAAGGATTTTTGGATTTCTCAGGATCAAAGTTATGTATGTACTGAACGCAATTTTCGATTCCATCAGAGATCATATCCTCCCGAAACATATAGTTTACAAAATTTGGTTTATATGAAAGGTGTGTTGCAATTTTAAGAAAACACTCACCCAAATAGTTAGGTATGGGTGGTTTACCCTCCCATGGTCCAGACTTTGGAGGTTCTTTATCAGGATACTTTTTAATAAATTTTTCTCTTGCTATGGCAACTTTTCCTCTATAAACAATCATTGCTTCTAACAATTCTTTGTTATTTACATAGTGTTCCGTTTTTTTTCTAGGCATGACATAGCATTCCCTTTTTACTAATTGTTTTTATTATATCACAAAACCAAAGGCTTGACAAGGTGACAAAATATGAGTAGAATAACTCTGTCAAGGGTTAAGGGATAAGTTTAGCTTTCTTTATTATTAATATTTTTCTTAAATAATACTTCAAGATACTTTCGAGCATCTTTTACGGAAGAAATATATCCCATTTTAGGGGAAGGTTTTGTATATCCAGTATTACTATAAATTTCTATAGGTTCATCAGCAATAAAATCATTATATATTTGAATTAATCTATCATCTTTACTTTCAGTCATAGTAATTATCTTGTCAGGTTTTATCATAAAGAAATCCTCTTCAGACAATTCAATCCAAGGTTTAACTTTAATATGAGATCCATTAGTATTACTAAACATTTTCATAGTAATAGGATTCTGCAATATTATAATCGGATCATCTCCACTATCATCCACAGATATAAGAGAAAATATTTCTTCTCCTGATACCAATTTTATTATGCTATAAAATTCATCTCCCATTAGTTTTTAATCGGTATGTTGACTATATCATAGTTGAAATTTTCTTCATTGTAAACTTTAATTCTTTCTATTAGATGATTCAAAGTATAATTTCTTCTAGATTTATAACTAATATCATCGGCAATATCATATAGAGTTGCTCTAGTTTTTTGATTGCCTTTTCTAAGTACCCTCCCTATAGATTGAAGATTACGAATTCTAGATTTAGAAGGAGAAGCAAAAATTACATTGTGTAAATTTTTAATGTTAATTCCAGTTGAGAAGGTGCCGTAAGAGGCAATGATGATTGCATTTTTTTCTTTTTCTGTAATTTCACGAACTTTTTCTCTATCTTCAGTAGCTACTCCACCATGAATAAAGAAGACTTTTCGATTTTCAATAATGTTATTATTATTTATTAAATTGTATAACGGTTCTCCATGACCCTCTACTCTTGCATATAATATGAGTGTATTTCCTTTTAAATCAAGAGCAAGGTTCTTGATAAAGTTATTTCGACGATGATGACCAATTATATATTGAACTTCTTCTTCAAAGTTTTCAAATTTATTCGGTGGGTGTTTCAATAGAAGCACATTGATGTCCAGTTTAGCAAGATGCCCTTTCTTCATGAGTTCGTCAGTTTTGATGATCTTATAGGAAGGTCCAAACAATCCCTCAAGAACCCACTTATGTGTTTGAGTTCCATCAAGAGTTCCTGTAAATCCGTAACGATACTTAGCATCAGACAGTTTAGTCATTATAGATATAAGTGACTTTGATTTAAACTGGTGAGCTTCATCCCCAACTACTACAGAGAATCTCTCAAAATACTTTCTGGGGAGTTTGTAAATTGATTGCCAAGTAGTAATAATGACTTGAGAGTCCGTCTCTCTTTCTTTTCCAGCGTATATCTTGTGGCAAAATGAACCTACGTCCCAGCCATAGTCTGCAAAATCTTTATACATCTGTTCTACTAGGGAAGTCGTCGGAACGACTATCAGAGTATTTTTCCCTGTCTCAACAAAATATCTCACAATCGAATATATCATCAGAGACTTTCCCGAAGCAGTTGGGGATATCAACAACTTTCTATTATGTCTTAGAGCGTCGTATACTCCCTCAATTTGGTAATCTCTAGGTTTATGCCTAGAAATAGCTGTCATATAATCTTTAACTCCCTCTTTTGAGATGTTATCATTAACCTCAAAAGGAGTTCCATAATATTTGTTTGCTAAAAATTCATAAGTATATTCATGATCTTTACAGAACTGAACTACTCTATCTAATAATCCAACATATATTTCTTTAGTATTAATATTAAAAAGTCTTATTTTACCATCCCAAAATTTCTTTTTATATGCAGGTGAAAATTTTGCACCAGGAACTTCAAAAGTAAACTGGTCTGCTAACTCATAATATACATGTTCTTCTGAAGATATTTGAAGATTTACTTCATTTTTCTTTGATATAACCAAATGTGACATAACATAATGTTCATTTGGAAATATTTAGCAACCCTTGTTAACCTACACTTATTTTTAAATCAGTACCATCTCTCCATAATCTACCAGCAACTCCTGGATCAGAAGTTGGAATGTTAGTAAAATCTATTTGACTTCCATCAACACTTAAATTAGTACCATTCATTAACATAAACTCAGTGCTTTTAAATCGTGCACAAATATTTTGACTCCCATTTTTTAAGAATGCAAACTCAAGAATACCATCTTCAGTTCCATTACTTGCATCTGAAATTTTAGCTGTTAATTTTGCATAGTTACGTGTAACTCCTGTATCACTCTCACCTTGAAATTTAATTTGTCCAAGATAATCACCGTTGTCAGGAGATGCACTATTGCGATAAAGATTTATTATTGGTGCTGCATTATTAGTATCATCAGTAGAGGTAAGAGTAAATTCACTAGTTCCAGTAATGTTTCCTGTTACATCAAGACCACTATTTGCATTTAAATTTCCAGCAAACGTTGAAACACCAGTTACATTTAACTGGTCTAATGTTGATCCACCAACAATATTTGCACTTCCATTAACATCTATAGAACTCGCAAACGTTGAAACACCAGAAGTTACATCAATTCCATTATTTACTTTTAATTGACCAAGAACTGAAGCACCAATTCCAGTGGTTTCAAGTCTCTTAGTTCCAGCACCATACAATGACACATAATCATTAGCATCTGATGTTAATATACTATTATTGG